TTGTTGCCCATATCCATTCCACCACCTCTATATTTTTTAATTTTTCTTTTCTTGATTACCACTTTGCTTCTCCCTATTTAAATCAATTTTTTCTTCTGCAATTCTTATTCTTTCACCTGCTTGATCCTCAGAAGATTCTAATTTCATTTTATCAAGATCTATTCTTTCCTCAAACTCACCAGCTTTTCTTTCTTGATCCATCATATTTTCTTGTGCTTTTCTTTGCATGTCTAAAGCTCTTAAATCTAATTCTCTTTGTTTTAATGCAACAAGAGGATCTTGTTTTTGACCTTGCTCTTCTTGTGCTAATTGAACAGTTATCTCTGCAATTCTTTTTGCAACCATTGAATCAAATAAAATTTTAAATCCATTCGGATCCATCTGTGCTTGTTGAACCATTTCAGGTGAATTTTGAACCATGTCCCCAACTTCACCATGAGCTTGTAAAGCAATATGGTCAGATATGTGTCCTTGCAACAAAGCATAGACCATTGGATTAATTTGAACCATTCTTGAAGCCATAAATGCTCTATGTGCAGCAATATGTGATTGATGATCTTGCTCAGGAAACGCTTTTAACATTTGCATTTGTAAAGCTTTAGCATTTTCAGTCGCTGGATCCTCTGGTTTTGGCATTTGCTCAGGTTTTAACAATGCATCGATGTGTTTTGTGCCTAAAGCTTCATAAACTCTTCTATATGCCTCTCTTAAATTGTGCATTTGTGGATTTGACATAGCAATTTTTAAATTTTCGTTTGCTAATGTAACTCTTTGCGCCATACTCATGATATTTGGGTCTGCAACAGGAATTACATCGACTCTTTCATCAAAATCAGAAAGTTTTACAAATCTATCTGCGTTTGTAACTGCATATGGATACACAGGAGGCAGATAATCTGAAAAAACTTTTGCTAAAAGTCTAAATTCTTGTCTCATTGCGTAGTAACAACGCTTATGAATAGCACTCATGACTCTCGAACCACGTTCTAAAAGAGCAATTGTAGTTCCAACAGCTCTATTTTGGTTATCTTCACCCATTTGCATGTCTGCAATAGCTGCAAAACGCTGTCCTGCTTGTACAACAAACCCTAAAAGTTGAAATAAAGTTGCACTTGGCTCTTTAAAAGGTAAAATTTGAAACTGATCTTTAATATTTCCACCGGGTGCATCAACATCTCTAAACTCTCCGGGTTGAAAAGGCTGATCATCATCTCTAATTCGTATACCTCTAGATTTAAATCCTGCAGGTAAGTTCGCAAGTGTACCTGCATCAAGCAATTGTCTTAGTGCTTGCGTTGCAGATCTCGATAATCCACCAATCATATGTATTAAACCAAAGCCATAGAACCCTAAACCAGGTAAAAACTTATAATGAACAAAATATTCTTTTCTAGTAGAGATATCATCATCTTGATTATAGTTTCTATATACTGATAAGATTTGTCCTGAACCTTCATCAATTGTTACAATGTAAGGAAGTTTAACTTTTTTCTCAGGGCTCTCTACTTCAAACTCTTCTAAATTGCAATCAACATGCATTTCTAAAATATTATATTGGTATTCTTTTTCTCCAGCAGGTTTTACACCTTCAAGTTCATTTAACTTATCTTGTATTGGACTTTTTTCTGGTTGCTTAGCCATTAATTCTACATCTCTATAGAATCCAGCTTTCTGTTGTTTAAGAACATCATTTTCTGACATCTTAACAATGTGTGTAATTCTTTCACAATCTTTTAAATCTGTCGCATAGTATGGAACAATTAAATCTTCAGCAGGTACAAATTTTGCAACCGCTCTTTGTTTTATTTCGTCAAAGTAAATTTTTTTAAATGCAGATCCTGCAAGTGGTAAATAAAATAATAATTGATCTGTGTCTGGTGTATACTCTTCCATTTGTTCCATTAACATATAGTTCATGAAATCCTTAACTCTAGTTGCTTGATCTTCTACTTCTTTTGTTGATGAACCAATAATCGCTGTTCTCACAGGACCATCACTTGGTAATAATTCTTTGTATGCTTGTGCTTGAAACTGAGTTACAGCTTCTGATAACAGTGGATGAGTAACCCCACTTGCACCTTGAAAGGGTCTAGTATTTTGTACATACTTAAAACCAAGTAGGTCTAGACCTTGTGTGTAAGCCTGCTCCCAATCACTTCTTGAAATTTTATCTTTTTTATAATCCTGAATAAGTTGAGACGACATACGACCTAATACTCTGTCATCCATCTCCTCAGCTAAGTTTCTATTAAAGTCTTCTTCGGGTTGTTCCTCTTCAGGAAGTTCTTCCTCACCCTCGACTTCTACATCAACTTCTTCTGTCTCAACCTCTTCAGGAAGTTCATTTTCTTTAACTACTTCAGCCATAAATTAATATAGTTTAGTTGGTTTTAAACTTACAAGTTTTCCACCTCTAGCTTTTATCATTTTACCTGCTTTAGCTCCGCCTGAAATACCATCTCCAAAAGCGTTGCCATAATCTCCAGCTAATGTTCCACCTTTTTTAGATGTTGCATTAATACCTGGACCTGTGTTTAGACCTTTTTTCATATATGTGCCTATAGCTTTTTTGACTTTTTCTTTAAAGCCAGAAGGTTTTGCTTTTCTTGTAATGTAGTTTACTTTTGCTTTGTCGCCACCCTCAGTCTTCAAGAATTCTTTCATCTCTCCAGCTTGACCTAGAGCTTTTGCTCCAAGAGCACCTACAACTCCAGCCATAAGGGCTTTTTTAAGTTTTTTACTTGCCATGATAATTATCTCCTATTGTTATAACAGGATTATCTTATCATGCAAATATATTTACGACTAGACCACCAGTCTGGTATGCTTTGAAAGGTTTGTTGACCATATCTGGAGATATCTTAATAGCGAAAACATCATAGTATAATCTAGGATCTCCATCATCTATTTTCATTACAGCACCACTATTTCTTTGTGCATATACTACTGCCTCTGCCTCAGTTTTGAAGGCAGCAATATGCTGAGTTCCAGCTTGATCTTTGTTTATCTTGTAGCTCTTAGTTTTGTTTGGAACTTCAATTACAACTTTAAATGGTTTACTTGGATCAGATTTTGCTACAGGTACAGTTTTTACTTCAGAATTATATTGTCTTGCAAGTTTCTCCATCTCAGAAGGTAATGTAGCTTTCTTTTTAGCATCTGTTAAAATTGTTTGATTCTTAACTTTTGATGTTACTTTGTAATTTGGGAACCCTGCTTTACCAAACCTGTTTCCATAAAATTCAATGTCTCCAAGAAACTTTTCTCTTTTTACATGGTGCAAATGTTCAACAGGACTAACCCCAACCCACTGAACATTACCTCTATCAACTGCATCCTTGATTGTGTTTTTTAAAGCGTGGCCACCCCAATTTTCTTTTCCATACAAAGGTAGAAATGGAATACCATCTGATGCTTCTCTGTTCGTTATATTAGATAAGTTAAGAGAATTATTTTTTAGTTCTTTAAACTGTTTATTAAGTTCTGAAAACTTTTTTTGCTCACTAGGAGTAGCTCTAATTCCTTTTTTAGATATGTTTTTCATTTCATCAACCAACTTTTCTAGCTTTCTGTTAGAAGAAAAAAATTCTACTTCTGATCCGAAAGCGTTTACAACTTTATCTCTAGATGGATTTATATTTCTTAATGCTTGTGCATAATCAGATTGTATTTCATCAATCATCATAATTTTTTGATTTGGCATATCACCACCTGATCTTACACTACCTCTTACATGGTAAATTTGATTTGGAATTCCAGAGTAATGTTTGTTATATTCTGAACCTATTTTCTGTCCCATCGGTAAAGCTTTTGGATAATAAACCAAATTTTCAAAATATTCATCCCCACCTTTAATTCTATATTCAGAATAGTTACCATACTTTGGTGTCATCTTTTGAGTTTCTTGCAGTTGTATTCTTCTAAAGATATCCGTATCTTTTCGTTTCGCAACCTCTAAAATTCTAGTAACATCATTATTGTCTATTGCAACATTCAAACCTCTAGCTCTTTGTACAATTGATTCAAAGTTTCCAATATCATTACCAAAGGGTGAACTACTGTAGTCTGTATATTCATTGTCACCACTTCTAAATGACTTATACATTCTTGAGGTAGATTTTCCAACGTTCTCTTTTAAAAGTTTTACATCTTGAACTAAACTTTCTGCACGGGCAGCTTCATCACTTCCTGCAGGTACTTTAGCAATTGTTTTCGTTTCAATATCATCTAAAGTATTTTTCATATCCTTACCGATCTCTTCAGCTTCATCGACTAATTTAGTATCAAATCTATATTTTCTCATAACAAGATTATTCACAGGAGACTTTTCAACAATATATAATAAATCCATTTTAGTTAATGGTATCTTTTTATCTTTTGCAACTTTTAAAAACCCGC